CAAGGTTTCAAACAACTTGACGGCAGTCTATTGAGCACAGAGTTTGCTAATTGCCTTAAGAGGTTTGTCGAACCAAAGCCGAATGATTTAGTCGGTATGGTTGAATCGACACCTGGTGTAGTATCAGAACGTCGCGGATGGTTGGAACCATCTCGATCGGCGATGTTGCACGCTGCCTATATTCATGAGAACGGCCAAGAGCCTATACTCATCCCTGGAGGGGATCTCATTGTCGTTGACGATGATGAATTTGGTATGCGAACAGAGAATGCTTCTTGGACGAAGCGTATTAATCCAAAGGGTCAAATGACCGCGGGAGTCTCTGCTGTACTTGAGCCACTTAAGGTTCGTACCGTGACCAAGGGTCGCGCGCAAGCGTACAACGCAGTTCATGGAATACAAAAATGGATGCATTCCTCATTGAGGCAGCATCGCATTTTTCAGCTCATCGGACATACTGTCGATGAGGATATAATCAAGCAACAGCTTGCACTTCGAAAGCCAGGAGAACTTTTAATCTCCGGTGACTATTCGGCAGCAACTGATAACCTTAAGATAGAGGTCACAAAGACCATCTTTGAGGTAATCCTACGCAGATTGTGCGAGGATCTTGATTGGAGTGAGGAAGCATTACGTCTGACCGTTTTGGCGCGTAAGGTGCTTTATGAGCATATAATCTCATACCCCGGAAGTTCTGGCCTAGAAGAGGTCGAACAGGGTACTGGGCAGCTCATGGGAAGNGTTTTGTCGTTCCCTATCCTCTGTATTGCGAACTGCATTTGTTGTTGGATCAGCCTATTCGGTGAAAACTCATTTGATGAGTTACCGATTCTTGTGAATGGCGATGATATCGCATTCTCCTGCACACGGGCCCGCTACAAAATTTGGAGCGATGGCTTGGCTGATTTTGGATTTGTGAAGTCAATTGGCAAAAATTATTGCCATAAGAGGTTNATGATAATTAATTCAGAACTCTATGACTCCGAGTATCAAAAGACTGGTAAGTGCCATTTACCTTACTTCAACGCTGGACTCCTCTTGGGGAGACACAAGGTTGCTAAGGTTAAGGCAGCTTCGGTATTCGATGAGGACGAAGAGCCTCAACTACCGATAGTATCCACGATTGATCTCGTACTCTATGGTGCCGTTAATAAAGAACGGGCCCTCGGTCGTTTTATCCATTATAATATGGCAGCGATTCGAGAGGTGACAGCTGGGAAACTTAATTTGTTTCTACCTCGGTCACGTGGTGGTCTTGGCATTCCAAGCCACGGAGTATCAAATCATATCAGTATATGGCAAAGAAGGTTTGCTACATATCTGCAGCGTCAAGAAGTACAGAAGCTGCCCTGTTTCCGGCGAGATGCCGCAGAGGCNAAGCAGTACTTACCTGTTTCCAAGGTCAATTTCGATCCTTGGCAGGTTGACGAAGAGTTGGATCTCAAATNGAAGTTAAATGCGGTTGCGCATAACTTCTGGCTTGGCTCTAAGGAGCGCCGGGATGAGATCCGAAGGGAAGGTCCGACGGGATGGCGTATCGCTGATCCTGATGGCGAGACAGTCTGGAGTACAAAACTCTCTGGATGTCGTCTCAGGGCCATAGGACGATGTTGTCCAATGTCGGGTGACTTATTAAGTCAGCTTCATTTCCGTTTAACTGTTTCTGTCCCTAAATGTCGGCAGCCTGCACCAGTTGGTGCTATTCGCTGGGACGAGGGACCAGTTACCATTGCCCAGACTAGTAAGTCCGTGTGCCTGGAAGGGCGCGTGACGGCTAGTGAGAAGGGTTGTGGA